ATTTAAGGTGGTTTGATTGGATATTTGTCGCTGCTGCGCCGCGACGGCCCCGCGCGCCTGCGTCAGCCCGAGATCGCGCGCTTCCGCTTCCTGCTTTCGGATCGGTGCCTCACGTACCTGTGTGGCGATATCCCGCAGCGATCCCGCGATCGTATTGCCGACGTTCTGCCAGTTCTGCGCGGACTGCTCGCCTTGACGCAGGATCAGCCCGGCAAGCGTCCCGTTGGGCTGATAGACCGACGACCGCGCGAACGGCACCGAGCCAGCCATTACGGTAGGCCAGCCTTTAGAAGCGAATCATCGCGGTTGAACGCATCATTCGCGTTGAACGTCGAACGCCGGAACGCATCATTCGCCCCGAACTGGTACGCCTCCCACGCGCGATCGAAGGCGCTTTTCGCCGCGTCCGCTTCCGTGCCGTACCGCATTTTCCACGCGTCATACTTCGGCGTGAACGTCGCCGTCGCGTCGCGGAATCGCCGCGCGTCCACGTTGCCATACTCTTGACTGGCGAAGTTCTGCCCGTACTTCAGGATGTCTTTGAGCGTGCCCCCGGTGCGCAAGACCCCACCCGCCGCCGCGCTCTGCTGCAACGCTTGCTCGCCTTCGCCGAGCCGGAATTTGTAGCTCGGATCCGCGTACAGATCCTCTGCTGTGGTGGGTGTCCAGTCGAAATTGGGCGCCGTCGGCAACCCGGATAGGTCCGGCCGCATCGGCCCGCCATAGCCGGGATACGAGCCAGGAATCGCCAGCGTCCCGAGCGTATTGCCGCCGCCCGCGGCCGGGAAGCGCTGTTGCACGCCCGCGCGCCACTGGTTGCCACCGAAGCGCTCGTAGACGTCGAAGCCTTCCTCGATCTCCTGCTCGTCCGGCGGCCGTCCAGCAATCGCGGTGAAGTCGGGAATGATGATCCCGTTCACGATCTCATCGCGACGGTTGCGCGTGGGGGCCGGGGCCGGGCCTGGTTGCGGCTCCTGTGACGGAGAGCCGCCGTAGGGATCCTGATACTCGTCTTGCATCGTGTACAGGTCTTGGTACGCCATCTCAGTAGCCTCCCGCGAGCGATCGGAGCGTGCCGCCGCTGGACGTCACCGGGCGACCCGTGGACGGCACGATCGTCGGCATCGGCCGGCCGCGCGACGCCGCAATCGATCGCAACGTCGCCTCGGAAGCCTGCCGATACGGTGCCCGGCGTTCCTGCTCGGCCTCCCACTGCCGCCGCTGCTCGGCGATCATCTGGTCGTATTCCTGCCGGCGTCGCGCTTCGTTGTCGCGCTCAAGCTGCAGGGCCTGATTCGTCGCCTTGGCCTGTTTCTTTGCGCCATAGATCCCGGCGCCCGCGGCCACGCCACCGCCGATCACCGACGCAATGGCTGGAATCGCTATCGCTGCAGGCATGATGCCCCCTTCACTCCAAACGCGTAGGTCTCCATCGGCACGCGCTGCCCATGTAGATACCGACGAATCAGCCGGCCAATCGCCGCCGTGGCGGCACCTGTGAAGGCCCACGGTGCCCACTGCGCCGCGGCCGCCGTCGCCGCGTCAATCAGGCTCGCATGGACGACAGAACGCCGATACGCGGGATCGATCCAAATGCCCTCGCAATGCACGACGCGAAACACGCCCCAGGCACCCACGATGCGATCGCCGTCCTCGACCACGATAATTCGCGCGTCCTCAGGCGCCACGTAGGGCAACCACGTTGCCACGTCCAGATGCGCGACCTTCGGCCATTCGTCCACCGGTAAGACGCGCGTCACGCATCCACCCGCTCGAGCACTACATCGAGCCGGTATTGCATCGCGGTCCCGCCCACGCTCGCGTACGTGGTCGAATACGTGATCGGCGACGCCGCATCGATCCGCACCAGATACGAGTCCGTCTGCACCGTGCCCGTCGTGTTGCCTGTCAGCGCCGCGCCGGCAAACGTCAGCGTCAGCGCTGACTCGATCCATCCCAGAGTAACCGTCAGGCTGCTCGAAGTGGTCGCGGCCCGCGTAATGCGCGCATACGTCGTCACTCGGTAGAGCCCTGCCGCAAGGGCGCCGACCGGGATCGACGTCGTCCCGATCGAGGCTTGCTGTGCTTCGAGCGTGACCGTCCGCAACCGTTGCGACGTCGAATTTTGCTGTTGGTTCAGCGACGTGAACCAATCGATCCACTTCTCCGTCAGCCGGCCCCACTTCGACAGCGGAGGCGGGAGCTGCACCAACGAATCCTCGACCGGAAACGGGGCTAAGGTTGGCACTCAAGCAGCCCTCCGCGTGAACGACGCGCCAACGATCGGCGTAGGTACTGGATCCGTGACGACGATCTCAGGCATCCACTGCCGCCCGCGGCCGCACATCATCCAGAACGCGCGCACCTCGAACTCGCCAATCTTCCCGATCGATCGCCAGCGCTCTGATCCCCAGGTCTTGCCACCATTGGGCGAGATACGGAGCGCCATTTGCGGATTGTCCCCTTGCCCGCTCGTGAGGCCGACGCCAGGCTGCACGTGGACTTCGAACCGCGACACCACGATCCACGCGCCTTCCGACCACAGCGCCGGCGGCCGCCGCAGACGTCGAATCGGCCGATCCTCGACATCGGTAAACAGGTCCACCGACATCCGGTAGATCGTCGCGCCCGAGCGATCGAGCCAGAAGTGCTGACCGAAGGCGAAATGATGAAACAGCGGCCGCCAGGCGACATACCGTCCCTCTTCGGCGATCCACGTCGCGCGCTCCGTCCAGCGCATCGCCGGCGAGAGGTTATGCGTCGTGCTGGCATCGAAACAGTACGTCACGTCCGCATTCGGCAACGTGATCAGATAGAAGCCATGCCCGCCGTCGTCATCTTCGTACGTGTCGCCGATTGCGTCGTTCAGCGCCGACACATTGAGGCCGGCATGAATCGCGAACGTGCTGACGATCGTAGGCGTGAAGCCCGAGGCTTGGAGTACATGGCCACGGCCCTGATCCGACGCCTCCACCCAATGCAAGAGGCCGCCAAGCACCTTCGGCGAGAACGGCGCGGCGCACCCATGCTGCACAAGCCCTGCCGGATGCGGCGCGAACGGAAACGGGAAATTGTTGGCGTTGTACCAGACCTCGGAGGTTTGCTCGCCGAGCAGCCAGATATACCGACCCACGACGATCAGAGACACCCACGGATCCGGCCGGATCGACCGCTGCGCGAATTGCGTCGGATCCCAGGTCGTGCCGTCCAGCAAATCGGACAGATAGAACGTGGACGTATTCGCATCGAGCGCTAGAAAATAGCCGTCCAGATGCGCGCCCATCGTGGCCGAGAAGCTGACCGCGATTTCGGTGAGCGTGTTCGCCGTCAGGTCGAAGATATAGAGCCGACCACCAGACGTGATGAGGAGCTGTCCGCCGCCATCGCCGTTGCTGCAGATCGTCGCGGGGTTGCCGTCGATCGCCACCGTGCCGCGGCTCGTGAGCATCCCACTCGCGAATTCTTCGTACACCGTCTGCCCAATCACGACAAACGCGCGGCCATCCATCGCGAAGCTGCCGCGGCCCGTGCTGGCCACCGCCGCTGTCGCGAACGACGCCATGCCAGGAATCGGCACGAGGATCTCCCGCGACTTCCCGCCGTCGCCTTGCCCCTGCTCGACGTAGAAATTGACCGTGCGCTCCCCGTCGTGAAACGGTTGCGAGCTCGAAGCCGATCCGCCGACGAATCCTGGATACAGCATCAGTGACCAGAATAAATATTCGACGCGCCCGGCGTCGAGAGCAACTGATCGGCCGAGAATTGAATCTCACGCATCCGCGTATTCACGCGCTTGATCCGTGCGCGAGACTCCCGATAGGCGTCCGTGGTTTCCTTCTTCACCGGGAGATCGAGCATCGCCGACAACTCGATCGCGAGGCCGGTTCGGAAGAAGCGCCGATAGCCGTTCGGCAGGAAAATCGTATCGGTGAGCGCCGCATATTCCGCGACCGGTGAGCCGTGATACATGACCCCCAGGAACGAGCCCGAGCCATCCCACAGCGGCCACGGCTTGAGCGCCCCGAGGGGAAACGTCGGATCGTAGTACCACCGCACCGGTTGCCCGGTCTGCGCCTTTTGTGGAATGTACGAGTACTGCTCAGGAGACAGCGGCGGCGCCAGGAGCAACTCGCTTGAGGGAGACGTGGACTGATCGACGAGGCCGATGAGCCGGATATGGTCAGGGCCGGCCGGCCGCGCGACGTTGATGTTGCCGCCAACACCAACCGAGAAACTCGACGCGCTCGAGAGTGCCCACGTCGTGCGCAGCTCGGCATAGACGCTCAGCGAATCATTGGCGAGGTCGTCAATCCAATCGTTGGTGCGCGCCAAGCCGAGATTCGACATCTCGGCCGGCACGGCATCGCCCGGCGCCACGGCGCCAATCTCTTGCAGCGTCGCGATGATGCTCTCGCCTATGGTCATCCGTCACACCTGATAGAGCGCCACAATGCCCGTGGCAGCCGTGCCCGTGGCATTGATCCGCTTGAGCCGCGCCGGAATCACCACACCAACGGGCACCGCGGTAAAGAGCACTGTTGATCCGTCCTGCTGCACGCCCGTGACGTTACCAGCCACACCAACGACAAAGGCATCGCACAGCGACAGCACGGTTCGACCAGACGCCACAAAATCAACGGTGTCACTCGGCGTGATCGCAACGGAGAGGTTGTATTGAGCCAGCCCTGGTTGCGGCATCGCAGACTCCTTTAGACCGTCACCTCACGTCGCCGATATCAACGCCCGGCTGCGTCTGCAGCGCGGCGGTCGCCGCACCCGTGGGCAGCCCTGACGAGTCCACGATCACATGCTGCGGCGCGGAGAACGCGACGAGCCAGGGCGACGCCCCAGGCGTGCCCTGATCGACCGTGCCACCGCCCCCGCCAGCGGAGGCCGTCTGTCGAATCCAGGTCAACGTCGCCACATCCCAGATGTGACCCATCGAGGACGTGAGGACGGCAGAGGGCTGCGGGACCATCAGCGAACCATCGCCTTCAGCTCATACAACATCTCTGCGCACGCTTCCTTGACATCAGCCACGACGTGTTCCGTGGTCCGGCCCATCCCGACACCTTTCGCCGCGACACGATCGCCAAGCTCGCGAATGAAATCTTTTTCGACGTCCATCCCAGGCGCCCACGCGACGACGCGCCCCGTCTCACGGTGGACGACCTGGATCAGAAAGTCCGACTGCACCGGTTAGGCTCCGACCGGTTCCGCCCGCGTTTTTCGCCCGCGCTTGGCTTCCGGGACTTCGGTCACGAAGCCATCCGCCCGCTGTTCAAACTCGTCACGCTCCGCCTTCGCCGACTCGCCCAGATGGCGGTCGTCGAAATTGCTTTCGGCAGAGGCGAGCGCCACCGCATCCTGCAAGCGCTGCTCGGCGGTCTTGACGGCGGCCGGGCTCTCGACCCAGTAAGGCCCGAGCGCGCCCTGCTCACCTACGTTCTGCACGATCTGCGTACACGACCGCTGCAGCCGCCGCGCGTGCTCAAGCCGCGCTTCGTGGTCCTGCTGATCGTCACGCTTGACGAATTCGCGTTGCACGCGTTCGAGTGTGTGCGTCGCCTCGAGATAGCCCGGCCCGTACAGCATTTTTGGGAATTCCCGATACACGTACGGCGGAAACTTCAGATGCGAGAATTCACCGTTGATCCAGGGCGCATTCTTTTCGTTGTGCAGCCGCGCGCCGGCG